AATCCCCTGACGGGGCTGTGGTGGCCTCTGAAATGGGTGCAATGGAACAACTTGAGCTATGGGAGATTTATCAGGACTTTTGGTGTGAACACAAACCGTCCATGACGTGTTACTACCGTGACGATGAATTCCTTGAGGTAGGCCAGTGGTTGTATAACAAGTTCGACAAGATTAGTGGAGTATCGTTCCTCCCTTATTCCGAACATACGTACCAACAGGCTCCTTACGAACCCATAGACTTAGAGACCTATGAGAAGCTTAAGGAGGAATTCCCAGAGACGATTGATTGGAACATCTCTGAGAACTCTGACATGACGGAAGGGTCTCAACAGTTAGCCTGCACTGGTAATAACTGTGAGTTGTAAACTACAGGGGCTTCGGCCCCTTTTTTATTTAAGTAATCTATCAAACATCCCTTCTTTTTTAGGCTTAGTCTCTTGAAGAGGCATACGAAGCCCTAACTCTTTTTGACGCTTAGGTGTCATATACTCCCTAATAACATCGTTAGCCTTCTCTATTCTATCTAGTCTAGTTTTAATAATCGAAGGTAGTTTTTTCTCATCACCTTCTGCTTTTACGTAAGCGTCTACAGCCTCTAGTAAGTAATGCTCCCCAGCTGTCTTTTTCATCTGCCTAAAAATAAGAGCAGAATTCCTGTCACCTTTCTTTTCTGAAAACTTAGCAAGATCCTCTAAGGGTAGTTTATTAGCCCCTCTATGATAAAACTCATGCATAATGGTTCTATCAGCAGTGTCTTTGGGGTCTAAAAAATATCTTTCAGGGTCTTGTACATCTTGATAATAAATTTCATCAGATACAGGAGTTCCCATAGGAAACAATCTTTCGCTTTGCAAAAGTTTTTGCGTAGATTCTCTTAAAGGGCCTAAGCCGGGCGGTATATAAAAACCAGAAACACGTTTATTACCCCTGCCGTAAACAGGAAGCTGACCCCTTTCAGCCATTTGTGGTGTTTGCTGCCCGTACTGCCTTGGTGTAGTTACTTCACCTTTAGTAGGATAGTCACCAGCATAACCAAATCCAGCTATAAGTCCATACTTACCACCCGGACGTGCGTCAGCAGGAACACGGTTAAACACGTCCACCATTAACTCATAGTCCATAAGTTTCTGTGATTGTTGTTTCCCGTCCATCATTAGTCCTTATACCATAGCTGTTTGTCGAGTGCTTTCTAATAGCTGTTGATAGATCCTAGGGTTCTTTTCTTGTAACTCTTCTAACTTACCTGACTGAAGAAGTCTTTGGTATGTCCTTGATCGACTAGAGTTAGAAGCCTTAGATATTTTGTTTTCTTCTTGAGTAGACATAACTTGTGGTACTGTCATTGTCTGGTCATACTCATCAAAGTTTTCCTTAAACCAAGTACCAAAAACCCTTAAGAACTCTTGGGGTGTGGTTGTGCGTTTAGGCATTACTTCTCTGAGACGTGCAACACTCTTGTTGGGGTCTAAGATAAACTCAATAAATTTACGATCATTGTTAATGTTTAAAAAGTTTAGAGCACTATAAGCAGCAGCAGGAGTAACACCAGCACGTCGGGCTAACTCTTCAGGATCGTCACCTAGTTTAGCCTTAATTAGTTTGTCCATCTCAGCTACTCTAGGTATTAACTCAATCAGCATGTTAAACTTAGCTCTGGCTTCTTTCTGAGCAGGGCCTGAAGGTAAGTTCTCAATAGCCATGTCAAGAGCCTTTTTAGCCTCTAAGTTTTCAAAGGCGCTAACAAAGGACTGAACCCTATATTGAAAAGGTATAACTGCTTCTGCACCTTGACCGCCCCGTTGCATTGCTTGTTCAACAGTTAGTGCAGACTTTTTACGTTGAGTCATAGCCCTAGCTTCTTTGTAAGAAGGGGATATCTCGTCAGCAAACCCTTGAAGTCTTCGTTTTGCTGCAATCATTTTTTGAGCAGCGTCACTAGGCGCAGTCTGAATCATTGACTCAAGACGTTTAGAAATCATGTTAATACGCCCTACCGACAACGGGTGTAAACTATTGAACTCTGAAGAAAGACCTGTGGTTCCTTTAATTCCAGCAATCGCCTGTTGAACAACGTCTTCGCTACGTAGTGTGTCGTAAAGAGGTAATGACTCTTGTGGTATTAACTCATTGTCTACTCTTATGTAAGCATCATCAATGGCCTTTCCTATTTGGTCCTTTCCTTCAGGAAGAATAGTATTAACTAAGTCGTCAATTAAACTTTCTAAGCTTGTGGCGTTAGTGCCTACTTTGTCCGCTAGGAAACGTGCAAACACTGGTCTAATTACAGTTCCTCTTCGGAGTTCTTCACTAACTAAAGCAGCATCACCAGTTGCTACTCCGGGACTAATACTAATGCCTCTTTCTCCCGCAGCCTCAATAAGTTCGGCACCTGCTTCACGAACTTCTTCAGAAGGTCTAATGTCTGGACCAGCAACGTCTAAAGCGCCTCGTGCTCCTTTTATACTTGACATAAGGTGTCCAAGAGGTAACATAGCACCTGTACTTAAAACGGAAGCGGCACCGCCAACAATCTGATTGTACATTCTAGCGGAACTTATTGCGGCAGATTGTTCAGGGTCTTCTACAAAAGTATAGAAACCCCCTACAGCACCAATTCCTGCAGAAGGTTTTAAACTTTGTAAAAGAGATCTTCCCCGTGTAGCATAAATTTCTGCAGCAATAGGAACAGCCTGTGCCAAGGTTTCTCGTACCAGTGTTTGAGCTAAGTCCATTTCACCCATCTTTTCTGCTTCCAGAACAGACCTAGTAAACTCAGCTGTCGAACCTTTGTCCACTAACCCTGCTACTTCGGCAGATCCTAATAAGGCTTGAGCAGGACCAGCAACAATTCTAATACCACCTGACTTAATTACATCACCATAAGTAGCTTTTTCAGCTTCCTTTTGACTTTCTGCAAAAGCCTCTTCTAAAATACTAAGTTGTTTAGCCATAATAGTATCCTACTTAAATGTAATGTCTAACAGCGGGTTTAAAGAAATAGTTAGGTTAGGGTTAGCATAACTTTGTGAAAGATAAGACGAAACCGTAACTTCGTTTCTTGCAGCTTCCTTTACAATTTCCCCATAAGAAAGTACTTCAGTATTTCTTGTAGGACTAGATATAGTAAATGAAATATCTTTTTTAGGGTCTATCTCGCCGTCTTTCTTTAAATAAATCTCCCAAAGTTTTCTTTGCTCCTCTGGTGGCATAAACGTAGAGTACTTAAAGTCACCAGTAAATTTGTCCCATTTTTTTTCAACCTTGTTGATAGCTGCTGACGCATTCTCAGAAATCCTTGCTTCCCTAAGCGCCGCCCCTTTCATAATGGCCCGTTCATTTAGCGACTCCATTTGATTAAGAAGTGTTAAATAACCGCCCGGTGTTTGTAAAAGGTTAGGAACCGAAGCAATAAAAGTTGTAAATTCCTTGTCTGAAATAGCACCTTTAGTTGCTGCTAAACGCTTCCTAACAAAGTCCTGAGTAAACGAACGTATCTGGTCTACACTCCCTTCTTTGTTTTTAAAATCAGACATAAGAGGATCGTTATCACTGACACCCATTGCCCTCATCATAGTTAAAGTAGCTCTACGTGCGCCTGAAATTAGCTCCGAACCGGCACCAAATACGTCTGGTTGGTCCTGAGCAACTAACTTAGCTTCGGCAAGAGTAGAACGCATATCTACAGCTTCTCTTCCGTTTTGAATCTGTGTTGCTGTTTCTTCAGCAATGTCTTCAGCTACACCTTTAGCTAAAGCACTTTCCCTTTCTTCACTAAGTGTTACTGAAACAGGAGGCTTTGTTTTTTTCTCAAGAATTGCTAACTCAGGACCGCCTATTCGTCGTTTTGTGCCTAATTCTAAAGTGTTCCCTTCGTTGTCCTGAACAGTTCTAAGCTGTACACCCTCAGTAAGTTTAGCAGGATCTACCCATTCAGTAATACCAGCAGCGACAGTTGCAGGGTCGGCATCATCAAGAGGGTCTAACAAGCTAAAATCTCTTTTGTTAGTTGCCGATGCGATACTTCGTGGGGTGTATGTTTTAGAAAGATCTATTTGCTCTGCTCTAGTAAAGAAAGGAGCGGGTGTTAGTGCCTTTCTTATTTGTAATGCGCCTGACAAGTCTTGGGCTGTTAAACCTTCGCCTAGTCTTTCTTGCATGACTTCTCTTGACAAAGGCTCCTTAGAAACAGCACTCATTAACATACCACGGGCGGCTTGTTGCTGACGTGCTTGGGCCTCTGCTTGAGCCATCTTAGCAGCTTCTTCAGGAAACCCTGCTTCTTCTAATTGACGACGTACACGGGCAATATTTACCGAATCACCAGCAGCCAAAGCAGCGTTACCCATCTTCATTATTTCAGCTAACTGCTGTCGTTTATCTCGTGCTTGAACTTGTTGAGGAAGACCACCAAGAGCAGCCCCCAAGTCCATCATGCCTCCAGTTATCTGAGGGCGACCTAGGTTAGCTAGGAATTGTTGTGAAAATGTAGCCATTACGTTCTCCCTAAAATTAAGTGGTCTTAAACAGACCGCCTAAAGCAGATCCAGCCAGTTGTGTACCAAATCCTCCAGCAATACCTGCCTGACCAAGGCCAGCCTGAAGCAGTGCCTCAAGACCTGTTGCGTACGTTTCTCCGTACGTTCTGGCTTGTTCTGACAAGGAAGCACGACGTTGTTCTGCGCCTGTCATTCCGGGCTGTAGACCTGCGATAAGTTGAGCTTGTGGGATGTAACTACCAGACAACATACCTTGTCCTAACTGCGCTTGTTGCATTTGCTCCTGTCCTGCAAATTGCATAGCGTTAAGCATGGCCGTGTTACGTGCTTCTTCCTGAGCCTTAGCTAACGTCAGTCCTTCAGGAGTGCCACCAAACTGTGCTGTCTGCGTACCTAATCGTCCTTGTGCAGCAAGGCGTTGCTCTAAAGCTAGACGCTCTCGTTCCTGCTCAGGAGACATAGCAGTCATCATTCTCTGAAACACTTCTTGTTCACGGTCAGCTGTGGGCATTGCTGCTTGTCCGTACATCTGTTGTGCCTGAGACAACAACTGTTGTTGCATTGCTTGTTCTTCAGGAGACATTTGCATTTGGTACGCCATCTGTCCTGTAGTAGGATCTTGTTGCATACCAAACTGACCACCTGTAGCGGTAGTTACAGTGTACGGTTGAAACTCAAGCATACCGCGAAGTTCTTGAGCAAGACCGTCTGGGCCTGACATTTCACGATAGGCTTGACTACCAATGTCTCCTATGTCTTTATAACCTTGTTGTGCCAAAGCAAGACCAGCAGCAGCCAGAGTACCTGCTCCTGCTCCGCTGCCTAAAAAATCACTGATATCATCATACCATGCCATGTCTTACTCCTGATTAAAGTAGCTTACCTATTAAAGCCATTACGTTAATTTCTTGTAGTGAAAGTTGTGAACCGTTTATTTCTGCTTCTAAACCTACAACAACACTTGTTCCGTATCCTGTAGCATTTAAACTTCTTTGGTTTGTCAAAGCACCACCAGTAAACTCTACAGTGGTGTATTCACTTACGCCGTAGAATCCAGTAATCTGGTCCCCTACTGTAAACTCTGCTGTTGCGTATGAACCTTTAAAGTCGTAAGCCCACTTCATAAAAACCGTAGCGTTGTTAGCGCCTACTAATGTGGGCTTTAATTTCTTTAAGATTTTAACTCTAGCACTGTCACCAAATGTTAAACTAGGACTATAGTACTTAAAGCGATAACCTAAACCGTTGTCTTGATAACCTTCGTACTGACTAATTCCGTCAGATGTTCCTATATAAACCGTACCGTCTTCTAGACGCGTGTAACAACTAAAGCCGGTAGACAACCAACGAGTAACACGATAAGACCCGTTTTCTAATGTTCCTCGAACATCAAAGCAGTAGGTTATGTTTTGCCCTACAAAAGTTAATAAGTAAAAACCTTCTTCAGGGCTATAGATAGACCTAAAGAATGTATTTTCTGCTTGTAATGCGCTAATAATATCCTTGGTAATGTTTCCTGATAAACTACTAATAGGTAATGATTTTTCTTGGACTGTTCTACCAAAACTTTTAAGTCCTGTATACGCTAAGAATAAAACATCAGTACCGGTGTACTGTACAGTGTCTCTGTCTACACATCCGACACCAGCTACTGTGTCAGCTAAGGCCATTGTTGCAGGTGCTTCTGCACCAGAATAGGTAACAATACTATGCTTACCAAATATTATTAACAAACCGTTATGTGCTGCTAATGCAACGATCTCGTCATAACCGTCAGGCCATACTTTAGATATGTCAATAGAGCCACTAGTGCCACCTGAGTAGTCATGACCTATTAATAGATCAGACCAATAAATAACAGAAGGGTTACTGCTTACTCCTGTTACCCACAGACGACCAAAAGCTGACAGGACTTCGTTACCTTGTACAACACCAGCCGCACCAGCAACTGAGTCTAGACGTACTACAGAAGTACCGTCGTACACCAAAGGTGCATGAGAAGCTTGAAATAAATACGCTTTGTCGTTAAAGTTAACAATTTTCCAGTTGTCAGTAGTAATTGTATAACCACCGGGTGTAGCGTCTGTGAGTGTAGTAGTGCCCGTAAATATTTTGTTATTACCTACAGACAAAACAACACTACTACCGCTGCTTCTGTCGAATTCTTTTATAGCTCTAATTGTCTCAGAGCCTAATGCTGTTTTGTTAGTTGTAATAACACTATGACCTTTACGTGCCGCGATACGACCACGTTTGTCAATCACAGCGTTGTCTGCAATCTCAGCAAACGACGGATCTTGTGCTAACGGAGAGTCTTCGGTGTTAATACCTTTGAACGCCGGTGCTACAAGATTGATACTCTTTAATTCTTGAGCCATATCAGATAGTCCTAAAGATCATCTCTTCTGGGTGCTTTGCTGCGTCTATTGCAATAGCGTCAGATAAAAACTTATCAGCAATAGCAAAGTATTCAGCGGTAGAAGTACCGCCTGTTTCACCACGTTCACGGGTTAACAAAGCAACTGCAAAGTGAATAATAGGTTGTGAAGGTGCAAGTAATATGTCAGTATTTGCACTTAGGTCTGCTTGTCGTTTAACTACATCAAAACGCAGGTTGTACACGCCGTTGGGAGTTGGCCCTACTAGTACTTGAGTATCGCCGTTGGCGTCAAGGCCGTTGTACGTGTAGTATCTTGGTGTGCCTTCTGACGCGTCAGCAATATATATCTGTTCGTTAAACCAGTCCTTAGTTTGATAATCCATAAAGAAATTACTAGTGTCATTAAGGACACACATAACCTTTACGTCATCACCGCAGTCAGTTAGCGAATAAGTATTGTCAGATGCAACAGTAGGAACAATAATAGTGCTACGTAAAGCAGACCAATCTGTTGCCTCCTCTACTAACCTTTTAGCATCATTAATAAAGTCACCAACCATCTTGTTATAAGTAGTACTAGTTACTGAGGTGGTTTCTTCCTCACGCAACCTACGTAGCACACTGTTCATTAAATTTAGGTATGTCATACAAGCATCCCGCTGTTCTGAAATAAGAATTTATTCAGTTCTATATCATAATCTTTTTGAGGTTCTGGTTGATATCCTATGTACTGGAAACCCGGAGGCGCGTAAGACAACATACCCTTGTGAGGAGTAAAGTCTGACTTTATAGGTGCGCCGCTTAGCATGCCGTCACCATCACCATCACCATCACCGTCCCCGTCACCTGCGCCGTCTCCAGTACCAGTTCCTGTTCCAGTCCCTGTACCATCACCCGCCCCATCTCCAGCACCGGTTCCGTCCCCAGTACCAGTAGTGTCCTTACCTTGTGTTTCTGCGTCCTTGCGTCCCTGCTCAGAAGACTCAAGATCTTTCTCTAACTGTTCGTCAGCAGCATCTTTATTTGCTTGTTCAGCATCTTTAGCTTCAGTTTCAGCACTGGTGTCTTTCTGAGCGTTTTCGTCCTTAGTTGACTGTTCAGCTGCCTGCTGCTCTTTTGCAGCTTCCTCAGCAGCCTGTTGCTCCTTAGCTTGAGCCTCTGCAGCTTGTTCGTCTTTAGCTCTTTCAGCCTCTTTAGCCTCTGTTTCGGCCTGTGCGTCCTTAGCAGCCTCTGCTTCTTTTTCCTGTGTTTCAGCTTGTGCGTCCTTAGCAGCCTCAGCTTCCTTGTCTGCTGTTTCAGCATCTTTCTGCTCTTGTTCTGCTACAACGTCTTTTTGCTCTTCCTCAGCTTCTTTTTGAGCACTTTCAGCTTCAGCGTCCTTAGCAGCCTCTGTCTCTTTATCACGAGTTTCAGCCTGTGCGTCCTTAGCAGCTTCAGCTTCTTTATCAGCAGTCTCTGCGTCCTTTTGCTCTTGTTCAGCTTGAGTATCTTTCTGTTGTTGCTCCGCTTCCTTATCAGCAGCCTCAGCCTCTTTCTCTTGCTGTTCAGCAGCAGTTTCTTCTTTTTCCGTTTGTTCGGCGTCCTGCTCTTTCTGCTCTTGTTCAGCCTGACGATCCTTTTCTTGCTTTTCTGCTGCGTCCTTGTCCGTCTGTTCAGCTTCTTTTTGTTCCTGTTCAGCCTGAGTGTCTTTCTGACGTTGTTCTGCGTCCTTCTCTAGTTGTTCAGCAACGTCTTTTTCAGAATCTTCGGCTACATCTTTATCTACTTGCTCTGCTTCTTTTTGCTGTTGTTCAGCAGCATCTTTATCAGCAGTTTCAGCATCAGCCTCTTTCTGCGCTTCTTCAGCAGCCTGAGCTTCTTTGTCTGCTGTTTCTGCTTGAGCTTCCTTTTGTGATTCCTCAGCAGCTTGAGCTTCTTTATCTGCAGTCTCTGCATCAGCCTCTTTTTGAGTTTCTTCAGCGGCTTGAGCTTCTTTGTCGGCTGTTTCTGCGTCAGCTTCCTTTTGTGATTCCTCAGCAGCTTGGGTTTCTTTGTCTAAAGTTTCAGCTTCAGCTTCCTTCTGAGTTTCTTCAGCAGCTATGTCTTTTTGTTCTTGCTCTGCTTGACGATCTTTTTCAGTTTCTTCAGCGTCCTTAGCTTCGTCTTCGGCTTCTTTCCGGTCCTCTTCAGCTTGACGGTCCTTGTCGGACTGCTCCGCTGCATCTTCCTCTTTTTGTTGAGTTTCAGCCTGAGCTTCTTTGTCTGCTCTTTCAGCAGCCTCCTCTTCCTTAGTTTCAGTTTCAGCAGTAGCTTCTTTGTCCGCTCTTTCAGCTGATTCTTCCTCTTTAACTTGAGTTTCAGCTTCAGCGTCCTTAGTAGAGCGTTCAGCCGCTTCCTCCTCTTTAGTCTGAGTTTCAGCTTGAGCTTCTTTATCTGACCTTTCAGCAGCTTCTTGTTCTTTAGTTTGGGTTTCTGCCTGAGCTTCCTTTTGTGACTGTTCCGCCTCGTCCTTACTACCTTGTTCAGCTTCTTTAAAGATACGCTCAGACTCGTCTTTTTCTACTTTTTCGGACTCTTGCTCTTCTTTTTCCGTGGTTTCAGTCATGTCTTTTTCACGGGTTTCAGCTTCAGCTTCTTGTTGTTCTTTATAAGCCCCCTCAGCTTGACCCGGTTCATCGTAGACTGTAGTACCGTCTTCAGGTAGTTCGTAGATAGGCACTTCTCTATCTTCTATTTCATCATAAACATAACCTACAGGATCAGGCTCTGGAGGTGCTTCATAACCTTCATAAGGCTCTTCTTCTAAATAAGAGTCGTCCCACTGCTGTCCGGTGTATTCTTCCCAGTCATCGATCAACCCGTTACGCACTTCAGGATCAGTTTTATTACGAATAGCTTCATGAATTTGACGTGCAACAATACTGTCTTCCATACCAGCATAAATATCGGTAGAAGTGTTAAAGGTATCGTCAGTTTCAATGTCAGTTACAGGAGGTTCTGCGTCTTTTTCAGCTTCTTCAGCAGCTGTGTCCTTTTCCTGTTGTTCTGCTTGAGCTTCCTTACTAGTTTCTTCAGCAGCTTGGGTTTCTTTTTCTTCAGTCTCAGCTTGAGCTTCTTTATTAGCTTCCTCAGCAGCCTGTGCTTCTTTATTCTCAGTTTCTGTTTGCGCTTCTTTCTGGGCTTCTTCTGCAGCAACCTGCTCTTTTTCTTCGGTCTCAGCTTGAGCTTCTTTATTAGCTTCTTCAGCAGCTTGGTCTTCCTTAGTTTGTGTCTCAGCCTCAGCTTCTTTCCGTGTTTCCTCAGCAGCTACTTCTTTAGCTTCTTCCTCAGCCTGACGATCTTTTTCAGTTTCTTCAGCATCCTTAACTTCTTCTTCAGCTTCTTTATTTTGTTCTTCTGCTTGTCTTTCTTTCTCGTTTTGTTCCGCAGCAGTTTCTTCTTTTTCTTCAGTCTCAGCAGTAGCTTCTTTATCTGCCCGTTCTGCAGCCTCTTGTTCCTTTTCCTCAGTTTCTGCAGTAGCTTCCTTCTCTGCTTCCTCAGCAGCAGTTTCTTCCTTTTCTTCAGTTTCTGCAGTAGCTTCTTTATCTGCCCGTTCTGCCGCTTCTTCTTCCTTAGTCTGAGTTTCAGCCTCAGCTTCTTTTTGTGTTTCTTCTGCTGCAACGTCTTTTTGAGTCTGTTCTGCTTCCTTGTCAGCTTCTTCAGAAGAATCACCGCCTCCACCACCACCTTCTTCTTCTTCTTCTTCGGGGTCTTCTATTATAGGAGGAATATTAATAACGTACACAATACCTGTTTCTGGGTCAGTCCATGTACCTGACTCAGTATACTCAGAAGGATCAACATCAGGAAATTGTTCGTTAAATTCATCTTCATTTAACAACACCTGTTCCATTTCTGGTGCTGGTTCAGGTTCTGTCTCAGGCGGCGGGGGTTCTGAACCACCGGGATCTCCAGTAGGCTGCTGTGCTAACCATTCTTCATAGCCACCAGCTTCAGCTATTTCTTGTGCTATTACTGCTAATTCTGCTGCACTAGAGCGTTCTACAGCAGTTTGAAGAGCTTCTATGGTTTCTGGATCAAGACCTTCAATTGTGCCTTGAGTTCCTGCCATAACGTCCATTAGTATTTCAAAAATGGACTCTACTTCTCCTAATCTAGTGGGGCCAATATCTACATCTCCAGTATCAATTGGCACATTTGTGTCCGGAATTGGAGTACCAAACGGCGATGAAGGATCTGCAATATCGCCAAAAGAACCAGTAAACATTCCTGTTGTAGGTCGTAGTGCCATAGTTTACTTTTTCCAGTTAGCCAAGCCACGTAGGCCAAACGATGCCGCTACAGCCGCACCCAAGAAACCTTTGTACCACTCAGGCATAGCGTTGAGTGCTTCAAAGCCCGACATTACTACAGGAACCATGCTAGGAAAAAACGCAAGAATACATGGGATTGAAAACAAAATAGTAAACCACTCGTCTTTCCATGAGTTAGCCGCATTGTTTGCATGGATGTTTTCCCAGTTAGCGTCCTGCTGTATAGCCACCATCTTGGCTTCATGGACAGCTTTCTTCTCTTCAGACTTACGCTCAAAGTGTCCAGTAACCAACGATGCCAAAGGCCCAATAAGCTGCTGTATCATCTGAAGTACTCCGCAACGACAATACTAGCAATAATAAAAGGATAGATAGACATAACCATCTTCTCCAGCTTGTCAAACCTTTTTACTCCGTCGTCCATCTGTCGTTGAATCATTTCATAGCGAACAGCACACTCTTTTTCATGCCCTTCAATACGTAATAATAGCTCTTCTGTTTTAGACATGTTATTATCCTAAAGGGTTGACAACAGAGTCTAGACCATCCCAAAGATCATCTATCTCTTTTTGTATACGCTTAAGTCTCTCATCTGTTTTACTAAGTGACTCTACTTTATTTTCTACTCTTAACACTGACTCTGCATTTGACTTTTCTACTGTTGCTACACGATCACGTAAGTCCAACAAGTCCTTCTGAGCTTCCATAATAGCTTCTAGGTTTGTGCCTAGCTCAGCCAGCTTACCTTGCAGACC